GTTCTTGGAGGTGTATCAATAGGAAACTATGCAGGTGTACATTCTGCACCTACAAACAGTTTGATCGTAAGTGGAAATATTGGTATCGGCACAACAACCCCTCGCAACCAGTTGGACGTTCTTGGAGGTGTATCAATAGGAAGCTATGCCGGTGTAAATTCTGCACCTACAAACAGTTTGATTGTGAGCGGCAATGTTGGTATTGGTACAACAACCCCTGTTTCAAGTCTGTCTTTGGTGAATTCGGGTGGATCAGGAGGAATTGTGTTTGAGGCAGGCAATACATCAGGTGGTAGCGCACAAAGCGGTTGGCACGCCATCAATATCAATGGATATTTCAATGGGTCAGACCAACGGATCAACACTTCCAAAAACCGATGGCGTATGCTTGTATGGCAGCAAGGCACTTTGGATCATCTCGCCTTAGACACTTGGAATGGAACAACGACTACGACTGTTATGAGGATGGACGTTGCAGGTACCACTACATTCAGGTGTGCACCTGGAGCCTCCAATATTGTGCTTGTACAAGCACAGTATAATGTACCATTAATCAGATGTACTGATGGTGGTACTGATCTGCTTACAATAGATAGACGTAACTATAATGGCCAGAACTTCAATATAGGTATTGACGTCAAGGCTAATGCGGGGGTTAGCGGCCATATGTTATTGCAGCCATTGACTGTGGGCAACGTTGGAATCGGTTCAACATTGAACCCTGTCAATAAGCTTGATGTCGTCGGTAACTGTGCAATAGGAAGTTATGCTATGACAAACTCCGCTCCTGCAAATGGCTTAATTGTAAGTGGTAATGTTGGTATCAACACAAGTAATCCTTCTAGCGCGCTTCAAGTGGTTGGTACAATCACAGGTACAACAAAGAATTTCAGTATTCCACATCCCTTGTCCGCAGAATCAGCATCTTCAACATTGGTTCATGCATCTATAGAAGGACCACGGTATGATTTAATTTACCGCGGAACAATTGTTCTTTCAAATGGTATAGCAACAGTAAACATAGACACAGATGCAGTGACCGAACCTGATTGTGCAATGTCACAAGGTACATTTGAAGCTCTATGCAGAAACCCTGTGTTCTATTTGCAAAATGCAACGGGTTATGATAGAGTCATTGCAACTATTTCACAGAACAAACTGAATATAGTTTGTGAGAACAACAACTCGAGTGACGTTATCCATTGGATGGTCGTTGCTGAACGTAAGGACTCAAGTATTGCATCATGTGGTAATGTAAACCAAAATGGTTATCTAAAAACAGAATATTAGTAACTTAAATAAAATTTGTGATGTATTAATATTGTTTTTTAGCGTGAATTTGCCGTAGGCTAGAAGTAAGCATACGGATTGCCCCAACTTCTTCTAGTTTGTCAATGAGCTCAAGAAACTTTGCTTGTGTTGATAATTTGGAGCTTCCTGAAGTGGACCAATATTGGATACCGCATGGATGGTTGTCTATTATGAACGCGTCTCCGCGATTTCCTTTTGCGGCACGGTACCAACAGTATTGGGGAATATCTTCGGGCGTTATACCGCATCCCTCGGGTAAATTCACGACGGTCTTGCGGCCCTTTGCGGTTCGGCGAACGTGTTCTATCGCAGGGGGCGGTGGGGCCTTATGTACGAAATGATTATCGGGCAGTTCCAGAAGATCCGCGCATATGCGCGCTTATTCGTGGCCTTTAGCGCTTGAAATTCGGAAGCAGCGGGGTCGTGAGGGAGTTGCGCGTTTAGATCGTCCAAACGAGCAAGTATGTCTTGGTACTTTTGCAAAATCGTCAGAGTCACGGATTTGGAACCGCTCATGCACGCTTTCTTACGGATGCCATGTTGGACTTCGTCAAGGAGCACGGGATGCTTTTCAATAATGAATTTCTTCTCTGTTTTGTCCCACCGAACATGTTTGGGAAGTTCGGTAATACCTAGCGCCTGAATCTCTTCACATGGTGGCTTCTTGTCGGCACGGGTATGGCGATTGGAGTTCTGTTCGCTTTGCGTGGCCAAACGGAGGTTCTTTGCACGGTTGTCTAGTTTGTAAACGTTGATATGATCTATTGACAGATTCGTCGCGGAACTCGCGGTTATTCCCGCAAGGTTAGCAATAAATTGATGCATGTATCCCGCCTTGTGATTGTAGGCGTAGCCGTTTGTAATGAACCAATTGTATTTTGCGATTTCCGCGTCATATTCGGCATCGTAGGCGATGACTTTGTCGCCGAGCACAGGCCACCAAAGGGCGCAAACGTTGTCATGTGTAAACTTCTTCTCACCCAACATTCTGTTACATAGCATGGACATCACTTTTGATCCAACATCATTTTTTTAGGAATTCAGTATGACAATGGACGTTCCATTGCGGACAAAAAGAAAATTGTGTTTTTTGTTTTCTATATTACTGGAATAGTAAGGATGAAAAGTTTCCTTACGTCTAGTTGGAATAGGCACTCTTGTACCCCTAAGTTTCCCTAGGGGGATGGACTGTATCTTAAGCCGTCTCTGGTTGCTTATACCATCATAGACGACCCATATCCGTTCAGTCTCTGACGCCCTTCCATAGGCTAGCATAACGCCCTTAGGAAGTAAGCATGCGGATTGCCCAATCCTTTTCATTATTACCGTACCCGAGTGTTTTGCTCTCGGCCAGGCAGACTTTTCAGTCGTGCCCTTGGTAGAAAAGGCTCTAAGGGGTTTCCCGAACAACAAGATATGTTGCAGTCGGGTGGTGTTTACCACCCTTCCACTAGCAGAGGACGCTTTTTGTTGCGAGGCGTAAAGTGTTTTCCCACAAGGAGAGCTCGCATCCTTGTAGACTTCTGCTTTTTGGCCCTGTATTATATATGCGGTCAAGTATAACACATATATGTTAAGGCCACCCATGCCAGACATGATCCTTAGTACATTGTAGTTAACAGCGTACACTTTGCACTTGCGTTCACTTGCTGTAGCATCAGTGTCAATGCTCAGAACAGCGGTATCAATACGAGACATGTTCAGGGAGCCAGAGGGCTGGTGCTCCTCGGGCTTCAGTGCGAAGGAATAGACGTTGATACCACGGTTAGCAGGAACCTTCTCGTGGTGCTGGAAGGGCTGGATCATGTTAAAATAGTTGCCATCACGCTCGGCGAAGCGGTCCTGGCCGTTCAGCTGCAGCTTGGCAAGCTTAGTAACGTTGGAACCGGTGGCCAGAGCGAAGTTGGTCCAGTCGTTGCTAGACAGGTTAACCTTGGGAGACACCCAAACCAGCTCCTTGCAAGGATGGTTGAAATTGAGTTTCAGGCGGTTATTGGCACCGGTCAGAGTCTCGTCACCAGTGAACTGCAGCTGCTCAATCAGGTACTCATGAGACAGCTGAGCGAAACGACGGCGCTCATCGGTATCCAGGAAGATGTAATCAACCCACAGAGTACCGTCAATATCGGAAGAGGTGGGAATGCTACCCAGGTGAATGCAGTTGGCGCGGGACTCAAACTCAATGTTGAGCTTGACCTCGTGGTATTGCAGGGCAATTAGAGGCAGAGCCAGGCCAACGTTACGGCAGAACCAGAACTCTAGGGGCACGTAGACGGTGAAAGCCTGGTCACCTTTCGCCCTGTAGGGGACGGTGGCACCGTTGAAACCATTGATCAGAGTCCTGTAGCCATCAACCTTACCGGAGGGCAGGGCCAGCTCGTTCCACACATACATCCACTCGGGGTAGTGCTTGTCAATACGCTGGCCACCGATCTCAAGCTCAACATTCTTGAGCAGCCTCAGACCAATGTGCTCGGCCCAGTTGTTGAGGGAGGCAACCTGAGGTACGTCAATCTCAAGCCAAATACGGTGAATCAGATCACCGTTGCGGCTAATTTGGCAAGTGACGCGCTTGTCAAAGCCAAAGCTGCCATTGAAAGTCTGTTGGATAGACTCCATGGCGAAGTTAGTGTGACGCCTGTAGACGACCTTAAAGAAAGTGATTTGAGGGTTACCAGTTAGGTAAACATCTTGCGATGATCGCTACGGTTTCCCGTAACGGCTGACTATATCTTAAGGGGGCGATCCCTAGCCCCCCGAATGCCGTATAGTCGATGAACTGCAAACCAAAGAAATTCCTTGGCCCTTGGCTGCTGATTGCCCATTTTTGGCTATGCCGCTATCTATCCACATTTTCACTATACCCGAGTTTTCTCTCGGCCGGGGAACGATTACTCGTGCCCTTTAGTAGTGGAAGCTTTAGGGGGTTCCAGCAATTTGACATTCTTGCATTCGCCATTCCGCACCAATGTGCTTCATGTCTCACACTAGCGGGTTACATGCACCGTCCCAGGCCCAACCCACAAGAGCCCGACGGTGCCCGGATGTTTCCACGGGTTTATCGGCATAAGGTAGTATCCGGAACCTTATCCGCCGCCCACTGTTGACGCCCAAGACTATCAAGCGCCATAAGCAACGAGTTGTAGAAGTCCTCCGCCCATATCTAGATCTTGGGATACTTTATACAGAGAAAAAAATTTGGCTTAAGAATTTCCGCAAATGCCACATTTAATGTTCAAAGAGAAAAGCTCAAAAAAACGAATCCATACGTCCCAAAATGCGAAGGATGCTTCAACTCTAGATGCTAAACATCAAAACATGATCGCCCAGATTGCCGAAAAACATAATCAGCTCGCGGAGTTAACGCAACGGCATACGGAATTGAAGAACGAACTTACATTCTACAATAACCTCATAGCGGACATGAAAGCTCGCTCACTAATTGACACATCTGACTACGATCTAGCATGGACCAGTAATCTGTTCATCAGAGAACAACTAAAAACGTTGAATAATACTATAGAATATCTCAGGGATAGTAAGGATGAAATAGAATATTATGAGAACACAGCCAAAATACTTTTTCAGTATTATAACCTTCTTGAGAATCAAGTTACAAATTCCAAAACACAAACAATATCACTAGCTCCCGTGCGAGCGACAAAAGGACGAAAGAAACTTCTGCCTGTAGCTACACGATCCATTTTGGAAGCGCTTCAAGTGTCTCCAACAGAGGCCTCTTCCGAACAACAGGACTCCACGACGCAGCATATGCCACCCCCAGTGACGACACAAGGTCTTGACAAAAGCTCCCTTGTAGATGAGTATATGACCGTAGTAGATACGGGATATGTAAAACGTCATAGCACCGAACATCTCGGAATATGTGAAGAATGCCATATACCACTTGTATGTTTGCAACAGGATGGGATCATGGTATGTTCAGAATGTGGCTACCAAGAACTCTTGCTCGTAGAGCAGAACCGGCCGATCCTTCGGCAACCGAGCAAAGAAGCTTCACATTTTAGCTACAAACGAATCAACCACTTTAACTCTTTGGAGTGGAACAGCAGGCATGAAAAGTGTGTTACCTGCTAGTGTGAGGAAAGAAGGCAGTCGCCAACTGACCGAGCGCGACATTCTCTTGAGGAGTATAAACCTCACGCGGGAAGTCCCTTAGAGCCTTGACTACCACTCGTCACGGGAAACTGTGCCGAGGAACTCGGGTAATGACCGAATACAATGGTAACAACGTCAAGGATTGGGTAATCCGCAGCGAAGCCCCTAAAAGCGCTATTGCTAGCTCATGGGGAACGCCCACAGACTATATGGGAATGGGTTGGAGGTGCTTAGCACGCACCTGTGAAAGCTTAAGATATAGTCGGGCCGCTATAGAAATATAGCGGGGATGTACCGTAAAGAGTGGTGTGCCCAGATTCAGGGCAAAGAAAGCACCGACATACCAACTGAGATCTTTGAGAAGATCTTGGCCGAAATCAAAAAAGAAAAAATCACAGACACGCGCCGGATAACGAATACGAAAATGCGCGAAATTCTTAAGAAGCTCAAGCTGAATAAGTATTACGAGCACAGTGTGTATATTATGAACCGCATAAACGGCGTTCCCACTCCCCATTTCTCACCGGAGCTGGAAGAGAAGCTGTGCAACATGTTCAAAGAGATCCAGGGTCCGTTTTTAAAATATTGCCCTCCTGATCGGAAGAACTTTCTATCATATGGATACGTACTTGCTAAGTTTTTTCAAATCCTGGGGCTCCATGAATACATGCAATGTTGCCAGCTTTTGAAGTCCCGTGAAAAACTTGCAGTGCAAGACGTCATCTTCAAAAACATATGCAACGACCTTGGATGGAAATTTGAACCCAGCCTCTAGTGCCTAAACGAAGGGCATCAGGTTGAAACCTACTCCCAGACCGACACCTTGGCGGGCACTGGTGCCGATAGCAGGAGCGACCAGATCCAAAATAGCGAAAATGGAAGCCGCGGTCAAGCCCAGAAGGATAATCTCTTGCAAGCTCAGTTGCTTGGAAGGCAAGACGGCGGCAACGATACCGACAACCAGACCCTCCATCAAGTACTTCACTAGACGCGTAAACATCTCATTGGTGTCAAAGGTATAGTCCATTGAATCTTCGTTCTATATTTATGAATCAGAAAAAATATGCGTTTTACCTATTCAACTGCATCCTTTCCGAAAACTCAAGAGTGTTGTATGGCGTCTTTTGGTCAACAAGCCAAAATTCACTTCCATAGCACGTAGCAATACTAAAGTCTTTCTTCATTGCACTGCTGAATAGTACAATATCTATTGCATAACCGCACGTGACAATCATAGAAGCTTGTTGCATTACTTTTTTTGCGCCAACGTATGTCACTATTTGTCCAAGCATACTGAAACCATAATTTGGATGGATAAATGTCCAGTCACTACATACATATGGCGACAGATCCATCGTAGCTACATCTCTTTCAATAGCCGGATTAAAATCCACGTCATCCTCCAACACCATCGCCCAAGGAATGCATTCATCCACAATCATTTTACAAACGTACAGGTGTGCCAGCATGCAACCCAAATCACCATAAGGGAGATTGACCGCATCAATATTCACATTGTCCAGTCCCAGATTACGCATATGTCCTCCTACTTCTTCGGTGTTACTTACTACTATCCCGTCACAAAACCTGAATGGTACGCCCAAACCATGCATCACTGTAGTGATGCGCTGTCGCCGCGGACTTCCCGGAATACTTACAATCAGCACCGGCATCCGTCCATCGCATATGCGCAGTTTCCCCGACATCACTATAGACATACAAAAGCATTTAAGGTTTAAGTAAGAGTATCCAATCAACAACAATACAGCATGGACCAGCTCATTCCAACAAAACCGCTATCCGTGGTCAAAACTATGTGTGTCTTTCTTTCATTTCTCCTGAGGATCTGCTGCGCGACAAGGATGCGTTCATGTTTGAGAAGTACCTAGAAAAGTTCTCTGTGGATATGAACAAAATTAGCAATGAACTGTCGGATAAGTTTCCCGAAGTCGGCCAAGTCCTATCTAATCTAAAAGATGTCTACCCACAAATCTTCAACCCCGCCGAGATCCAAGAAGACTTCCGTTTCTTCAAGTCCACCGAGTCCGAGCGCCTAGACAAGGAGTTCCACGAACTGAAGGAGTTTCGCACCTCCGTTCGCGGCATCAAGGTGCGTGGCGTTTTTGATACCGTTGTTGAGGCCAAGAACCGTGCCGATTTCCTCAAGCGCCAGGGTGACAAGTTTGATATTTTCATCGGCCAAGTTGGTTGCTGGTGCCCTTGGTCTCCCAATCCCAACGATATTGCCGATAGCGAGTATGCAGAGACTCAGCTCAACACATTCATGAAGCAATACAAGGACAACATGTCATACAAGGATACCGTATATGAAAAGCGCAAGCAAGATATGATCAACCAGTCAGGAAAGCAATCTAAGACCACTATTTCAGTTGAGTCCATTGCCGAGGCTCTCAACGAAACAGACCCTTGGACCAAGGCAAAAGCTGCAGAGAGCGAGGGCCAAGTATAATATGATAACAAAATAGATGAACGCTATTGCGGTGTTCCTACTGTTCGTGGGCATGTTTCTCATAGTCCAAGGATACTATGACCGTAAATCTCAGTGTCCTCAACCCAAGGTTGAAATCAAATATATTCCACGATCACTTTACGAGGAGCAACTGTCCCCAGACCAATCTGTATCTCAGCATTTCCGCAGTCTCTTTGAAGACACCACACCATGGCCCACCGTTCGCGGATGAATGCCCACTAACCATGTTATTTTTCCGTCTTCCATTATTTTAATGGACAAGTTCTCGCGTGTTCTATTGGATCACGTAGTAAGCGACGCAAAGACACCACTTCAACACGTAGAAACTGCATTCCACGAATGGCGCACCGCTGAAGAAGAACGCTCAAACACAGATGCATATTATCATGAGCAGTACGCACAAAAAATACAAATACCCCGTGCCGAAAGGACAAGAGTGTATGAAGAGTACTGTTCTGAAAAAGCCCGTCTCCGCGAAGTATGGCGCCTTTCTCCGGCTGGCGAAAAAGCCCGTGCATTCCGTGAGTGGATGGGCTACCAACTTCCACCGGAACTCCTTCAAACCGGAATTGACAACGAACGCATATACACCAAAAATGTCATAAGTATCTAGAGATGCTCTTTGGCGGAGGTAAAAGTGACGTGTTTCACTTCAACATATTTGCGTTCGTTTTGGCATTCGGCATAGGTATGCTTTACGTATACATGAGCGCACCTCAATCGCAGGTAATCGTCAAGTACCCAACACCATTCAATGCTGGTCAATATGTCTATAAAGATAGCGCCGGAACGTGTTTTGTCTTCAAAGCCAACAAAGTTGAATGCCCAACAGACAAGTCGCAAATTAAACCGCAACCGATAGTAGATTGATACAATGCCTATAGGCCAAATGGCGCGCCGCACGGCTGACGGACTTCACCGCGTCGTAGATCGTCTATTTTATACACGCATAGGGTCTATAACGGTATCTGCAATCTTTGGTTTTGCCCTTGCAGTATTGTTCCAACGAACTTGTAAGAACCAGAATTGCCGTATCATTAAGGCTCCTCCTATGCAAGAAGTGCTTAATACCACATACGAGAGCGGGGACGGGCAAACGGCACAGTGCTATAAGTACACTACGAGTGTCGTTCCTTGCGGATCGCGTACATAGACATCGTTTTTCTTTATATGCACACTATATATGTCTATGAGTACTCCCATAAACCAGTTGCCGGCAAACAAACCGTCATCTATGGGCGTTCCCGATGATCCCGAGGTTCTCAACGTCCTGCAAGAGATGGAGCAAGAGGTCAAAACTGCTACTGCAGCGGCAAAGGCTCCAATGCATCAGATGGCTCCACCGATGATGCCTCAAATGATGATGGCACCACCCGCTCAGTTCCAGATCAAGAGGGCGCAACCTTCATCCGGCCTCGCCAAGTGGGTCAATTACGACATCATGCAACGTGCTGGAGTGATTGCAGCTATTGCAGTTATCGCTTTTTATCCAAAGACACTTGAAACTGTATATTCCTCTTTTCCTCAAGTTGCATTTCTCCAGAAGTTTGACATAATCGTTCGTGCAACCCTGCTCGCTATCGTCGTATACCTTGCAACCATTCAATTTGACATCTAAGTGCGGTATTTGTAGAGGTTCACCTCAAATTCTTTTTCATAAGCTGGGATAAACACCTTGTCGCGGTTATAGACCTCCCTGCAACCGACCTCTTCAAGACAATCGTTGCGCTCAAAATTAATAGGAATCTTCAGCATATTCTGCTTGTCGGTTGCCGTATAGTACTCCCAACGATCTGCGCGGGTTGGCATAGGGCGTCCAAAAAGAGGCAGAATTATAGGCTCGGCGTCCTCATCTGCTCGTTTATAGACCAGCGTTCCTACCTGTTGGAAAGGGGTCTCAACACGTCGCAAAGGATATACTGGATCACGTCGCGGATATATGGGTAATTCATCGCTATTGCTGACTTCTCGTATCACGATATCTTCCTTTTTTTCCAACTTCTTGACAGAATAATCGTTCCTTTCTTTAGCAACATACATTGTACCAAGCAATATGATTCCAACAAGCAGTATCACACAAAACAGTAACAAAAAGCCAATAATTAACTTGGCGTTCTTCATTACATGACAAAAAGAAATGTTTTTAGGTTATAGACTAAATGACAGCTGAATTTGTGCCGATTTTGCAAAAACATCGTTCTCCTGACATAGAGACGTTTGTCACTGGTTCCGAAAGTGCTGACATTGCGACGAACATCTTTGTGAGCGCAGGGCTCATGATCTTTGCAATGATCATTACTTGGCTCTTCATATGGAGTTATCAAAAAGACAAGTTCCTGTTCATTACAATTATCTCACTTGTAGCTCTGTGTTTTGCTTTGGAGGTCGTTGTGCTCGTACTCATCAACATGAACAAGTACGATCAAATCACATTTCGTGTGTCATTGGGTAGTGCCGTCTTAGTTGGTTTCATCTACTTCATCCTAGCTGTCATTTTCATGTCCCGTTTTTTTCAAAATCAGAGGTCTAGTAACTCTTATGTTCCTTCAAGCGTTCAAAGTTACATAGAGCATTAAGTTACAATCTACACTTTGTATTCTTTTTCTACGACACTTTCATAAGATAATAGAGTATCATTTACGGCAATCAACCGGTCTTTACCGTTGAAATACAAGAATGAAAACTTTCCGGGCTTCCATACGATATCTGCAATCCGATACCAATTGTCACCACGAAACGTTGTCGGGTGCAACCACTTCAACAGCTTCACACGCCAGAGAATCACCTCAAAAGCTCCGTCTTGAAACTCAAACTTTCGTCCTACAAGTGGCAATGCTTGTTCCATTTTTACTACATACCCCCTTCATTGAAATCCTTAAGCTACAGTAACAACTTTGGCAAGGTTCCGGGGCATATCGGGGTCGTTGCCCCTGTGAATAGCGAGCTTGTAAGCAATTATTTGGAGTGCCATGTTGTTCCAAAGAAATCCGAAAGGGTTGTTTGTTATGATAGGAATGTCTGCGTTCTTATGGTTTCCAATCAACACAGGCCTTCCATTTCTACATTTCACTTCTTCTATCGTATTTAATGTAGCTACATAGTCATTCTGATCACTCAACAAGAATAGGACAGGATTACCTGTCACCAATGCCAACGGTCCATGTTTTAGGCTAGAAGTCCACGTTCCCTCGCAATGAATATAAGCGACCTCCTTTATTTTTAGAGCGCCCTCTAGAGCTATGGCAAGATCTTTTCCACGAGGCCCGAGCAGAAACATAGACTCCGCATTGATGTTTGGAATGAGCTCCGCATAATCAACGTCTTCTTGCAACATTCTGAGAATATCCGGAGTCATCCGTACAAATTCTTGGACCTCGGGAGGAGCCTTTTGATTTCCAAACCATAAGCTAATCATGAGAAGCACAAGGACCTGAGATGTGAAGGATTTTGTAGATGCAACAGCGACTTCTCTTCCAGCATGACAATAAACGCCACATGTCGTTTCCCGAGCGATGAATGATTCAACT